AACAGCAGAAGCATTTAAAGCAGCAAACCCACCGCTATTTGAAGTAACTGCGCCTGATGCTGTAACTGTTGTAGCGTTTACAGAGCCACCAGATTGATTAGTTGCGGTTGTTGCAGTTGCAGCATTTCCACTTACAGAAATACCCCATGTACCATAAGCGCCTGTGCCGCTAACTGTAGGGGCATAAGTGCTAATGTTGCTAGTAGTAATAACAGTAGCACCACCTGAATTATATGGGGTATACCCTAATGCCGTAGTGACATCACCTGAATTTAATGTAACCACTCCAGAGCGCGTATTAAAGCTAGTAACACCTGAAGATACTGCGCTAATTGCAGATTGTACAAAAGCTGTAGTGGCAATCTTTGTAGAGCTATCTGATGCTGGAGTTACTGTAGGGGCTGTAGATACACCTGAAAAAGCAGCAGTAGTAGCAGATAAAGCTAAAAAAGCACCATTTTTTGGATTAGCAGCACCAATAGGTGCGCCATCAATAGTACCGCCAGTAATTGTAGGATTAGAAATCTGATTAACTGTAGCTACATCTGTAGCGGCTGTACCATCAGCAACCCCTGTAATCTTGTTATTGCTCATTTGCAAAATGCCTGTCATAGGCGATGTACCGTCTGTAGCAACAGAACCTGTCAAAGCTGTAGCTACATCGCTAAATGTAGTATTAGCCCATGTAGAGGTAATAGTAGTCCCTGTAACAACAGGATTACCTGCTGGTAAGGTGTAAGTTCCGCTTGAGCGTGGCATAGTAATTCCTTTATTGTGCTATTTGAGCTGTAGACTGCATTAATAAAATTTTAGCTAATTTTCTTTGATTTTCTGATGTTAATGGCGCATTCTTTAATCCTGCTTGCTCCATTAATAACGCAGCTTGTTTTGGGTTTGCCATAGTTTCAGCTAATTTTATGGCCAATTCTTTATTTGCATCACCATAAGCTAATTTACCAACTCTTTGAGCTACATTACCTAACATTTGACCGCCTGGAAAACCTCTTAAAGCATTAGGTATTCCAACTTGATTAGCCATATTTGAATAAGCAAGTTTTTGTACTGTGTCAGAACCTACGCCTTTTCCTTCTTTTTCAGAAAAAGAAACACGCTCTAAATCTTTTTTAATTGCTTCTAATCTATTAATTTGACGGTCAGTTAAAATCCCATCTTTTTTCAAAGCATCAAAATTTCTTGAAAATTGAGCAGAATAAATCTTTTGACTTTCTGGTGAAACAGATTTTTCAGCTAATTTAGCAATAGATTCTAATTGGTCTATAGGTTTTGATGCTCTAGCAAAAGTTTCTCTAGCTATTTTATATTCTGGACTAACTTCAGAATTTTCAATAAAACTAAGCAATCTATTTTTTGCAGTTTTTTTAGCTTTTAATTCAGCATCAAGACTAGGATTTTTAGTATTTATTAATTTAGCTTCTAGAGAATTAATTTGGCTATCTAAAGCTAATTTAGTTTCATGCAAACCACGCAATGAATTTGCTGGGTTGCCAATTTTTTTACCTTCATCGGCAGCATTTTTACTGGCTTGAATCATTGCTGATTTAATAGATGGAGATGTTGTTAGTCCCCTAAATTCTGTTTGTAATTTTGGGGTTAAAGAAGAAAAATTAATGCCTTTTTTAAGAGCTGGTTCATATAAATCATTACCAAGTTCTGTTCTCAACGCAGTATATTTTTGCGTTCTTGTAGGGGTTGCAATTCCTTGTAAGGCGTTAGTTCTTGCTTCAATATTTTGAGCTTGTCTTTGAGCCATAATATTTGTAGCTTCAGGTGAAGAAGCTGAAACTGCTCTTTGTGCGGCAGCCAAACTTGGCACACCAGAAATTTCACCAACAGTAGGCTGAACACCCTTTACTAATTGTGGTGCATTTCTAATATTTTCAATTGCTTGTGGAGCTTGACCTCCTGCAAAGTCACGCAACGCACGACCAATAATTTTTCCTTGACCACTTTCATAAAATGGTTCTAAAGCTGATTTAGCAGCGTTATAACCGCCTTTAATTAATCCGCCTGCTCCAGGTAAAACACCGCCTAATGTAGCTTGAATAGCTATATTTTGTGCTTTAGCATCTTTAAATTGTTCAGGCGTTAAATTAGTTTCTTCTGGAGTTAAAAATCCTGAAGTTATACCACCTAAAACTCCTCCACCAATTTTTTGTGCCATGCTAGGAATCATGCCAATATTACCGCCAGCTAAAAATGGCGCTGCTTGACCAACTGCACTTCCAATTTGACTTGCAGCACTACCCACATCTCCCATTTGAGCTTGTGTACCTTTTTCAATTTGATTAATAGCATTTACAGGTATATCACCAGCATTTGAACCAATACCTTTGCTAATTAATTGAGCTAATGCAGCAGGGGCTTTAGCAACACCAGTAGCTACATTTAAAGGCAAGCTAACTGTGCTAGTTAATGCTTCTTGTGCAGATTTAGTTGCGCCTGTAGGTGCAGAACCATAAGAAGATGTATTTAGAGGTATACCTTCAGGTGAATATTGAATATCCTCAGCACCTTGAGTGTACATATTACCTTGCTCAGGCTTAGCTTGAGCCATACGCATTTTGGCTTGAGCTATTGCAATAGCTTGCTGTTGTTCTAATGTTAAGTCTGCCATATTATTGACCTTTTGGAGCAAACAAAGCTTGTTGTTCAGGAGTCATATATTGTAATAATGCAGGGTCAAATTTTTGATTTGAATTGGTGTTTGTTGTTCCAGGTCTATATGCAGGAACAGCACCAATATCAGGTGTTATACCCTTTTCTTTACTTTCTAAATATTTATTAAAACCATTTAATTTATCAATAATTACTTTGTCATTGTCATAAATAGAAGGCAAGAAACGCATAATAATTGCGCTTTCATTTTTAGATTGTGCAGTACCTGCCCTTTCTTTAATAACAGAAGAAGCTGTATTAAATACTTGTGACCTTGATTCAACAGCAGAAGATGGCAGTTTTTGATTCATTTTTGAAGCACCAAGTTCTCCAGCAATAATTTCTGGTGCTGCATATTTAGTTCCAAAATATTGTCTATTTTGTTCAACGCTTTTTAATACATCATTAATAGTTGATTTTTGTTGATTAATTGACGACATTTCTGTTTGCAAATGTTGTGGTAATGGAGGCATTAAAGCACCAGTTGGCGTACCTGTTGCACCACCTTGACCTCCGCCTATAGGTGTAAGGGTTTTTGTATTTGGATTGTATTCTGCAAAACCACCTCGAACTGGTACAAGTTGTGAAGCATGAGGCGCAAATACTTTAGGGGCTTTAAATATTACTTGTCCTTGAGAATTAACCAAATTACCATCTACAGAATGTAATTTTTCATTTCCTTTTTGTTCTGTTACAGCTCCGCTTAAACTTGTTTTTTTATTTACAGCACCTTCTGCAAGGGTAATTCCTTTTAGTTCTTCTTTTGCCATATCACGCAATATAGGATTATCACTACTTAAAGCAAAGCGCAACGCAGCGCCTTTGTCTTGTTGTTCTAATTGACCATATTGTTCAATTTGTTGAGCTTGTTTTTGACGCAAAACTTCAGCAAGTTTTAATTGTTTTTCATCTAACTGTTTGTTCATTGATTGCCCAGCAATACCACTAAATAATGGGGCTAATTGCTGAGTAATTGAAGGAGCTACATAATGACCTGACACCATATTACCTTGTGGCTGTTCAAATGCTTTTGAAGTGAGCATTTCAGCAAGTTTGCGTTGACGAGATATATCAGCGTATTCAGGATTATTTGGGTCGGTTAAGTATGCGTCTTGTGCCATGATTAAGCCTTTGGATATAACAAATTAGCCAATAATTGATTTGTTGGCGCTGTAGGTGATGCTATGTTTTGACCAGATACATTATAAGAATCTGGGCTAATTGATGCTGTTTGTTGTTGCAAGAATGGTGTGTTATTCATGCGATATAAACCACCAAATTGCTCCATTGGTGTTTGGGTAGCTTGTAATGCAGCAGCGTAAGCTTGCGGGGTAGATGATTGACCAGAATTACTTAAAGTATCAAAAATGCTTTTTGCACGATTAACATTGCTATAAACATCTTTTGCGGTTGATGCGTAATCTTTTAATTGAGCTAATTGTGATGCAGCATCAGCTGATGCAATAGCCTCGCCTTGATTTAATCCTGTGTAACCAAGTTCACCGTATGTTGGCCCAGCCATTCCACCTTCAACACCTGTAACTCCTAATTCACCGTAAGTTGGCCCTACTGCTGAACTTGAAGTTGACAAAGCTTCTAACCCAGCACCAGACTCTACTCCTGCTGAAGAAGCTAAAGAAGCGTCTGCTGCTGCATTTGCAGCTGCGGTAGCCTCTGCTTCAGACATTCCAGCAGCAATACCATTTGCAAAAGCTTCACTCCCAGCCGTTGTTGCGGCTTCGGTTGCGGCTGTTGTTGCTCCAGCTTCTGCTGCTGCAGCCGCACCAGCTTCTGCTGCTGCCGTTCCAGCTTCTGCTGCTAATGCTGCACCTTCTGCAGCGCCTTCTGCTGCAAGAGAGCCACCAGCAGTAAAATATGCAGCTACGATAGCTGCTGGTAACGCCCAACCATAAGGCGTTAAATTAGTCATAAATTTGTCTGCTTGAGCAAATCCTTTGCCGACAGGTTGTGTAACACTTTTATCTATAAAAACACCAACATCACCAATAGCATTTCCCACAGAGCCAAACGCATCGCCAACAGCGTTGCCAATAGACTCAATAATGCCACCACCTTTAAACGGGGTGCGCTGTAAATCGTAAGACCATCCAGAATGTTTGCTTTTAATCATATTTGTGACATCCACATAAACTTAGGATTATCAGACTCTTGAACTTCAATTCCTAAATTTTTTAATAATTGCAAAATTTGAGTTGGTGGCTCAGTACCGTATACTGTTTTAATACCAGCACTTTGTAGCTTTTTAACAAACTCTAGTATTGCTTTAGCTAATTTAATTGGTGAATCTTTGGTAAATAAATGTAGCTCTACCGCTTGATTATCAAGTTTAAATGCCACTAATACAGAATTACCCTCATGGAAAAGAACCGCTTTTTTAGCTTTTACAGCTTGAGCAATTCCCTGTAAAACCTCATTAGGGTCTACATCTTGAGTATCGGCAATAATGATTTCTGATGGAGTCATAATTATTTAAAATATTGGGCCAATAAAATCAGGCGATGCTTGATTTATGCTTCTTGTAGCTAAATTATCAAAATAGTTATAAACACCTGGAATAGAGCTTGCTAAACCAGTTAAACCACCGCCGCCTAATATTCCAGCAGTACCTAAATTAAATAAGCCTGAAGTTAAATTATTCTTTTGCGCTAATTGAGCATTTCTAGCGGCAATATCAGCAGCACTAGATGTAGCGTAAGCACCTGTGTAATCAGGGCCAGTTGTAGCTGCTTGACTATAAGGGTTTATATAACCAGGAGTAGCTAAAGACTTAATGTTAGCTGCTGTTTGGTTTTGAGCAGTATTAGCTTGTATGCCTGTTTGCATACCGCCAACAATAGCACTTGTTAATTGGTCATTAAGTGACTGACTTTGTAGTGTTTTAGCACGGTTGTAAGCCTCTGAACCAGGCATAATTCCTTGGTTGGCTAACTGGGCATCTAAACGCTCTTGTGCTTGTTTTTGCTGTGGTTGCAAGCGTTGCATAATTGCATCGCTATAAGTCTGACCAGGATTAATGCCATAAGCAGGATTAGTTAAAGAATTCTGTAATCCTGTTAATGATTGAGTAGTTAATTGTTGTAACTGTGGGCTTAATGATTGATTAGCAGACCAAATAGGGTTGCCTTGAGCATCTGTACCTGTTTGGGTGTATTGCAATGAACCATAAGGCGTTTGTTGGTTTACACGATTAGCGGCAGTAGCCGTTTGTGCGCCAGCTAAGTTAGCTAATGAAGTTTGCTGTGCAGCTTGGATATAAGGGTTTGTACTAGATGAAAAAGGGTTAGCAGTAGTAATACCATATGGATTAGTATTTGGCTGTGTACTAGGGTTAGTAGGATTTTTTTGCTTGTATTCAGGACTAGCTTTAAGAGCGTTAGTAATATCTTGAATAGACTTGCCTGAAGCTAATTGACCTTGCCAATATTGCAATCCAGCAGCATCAGGTGTACGACCTAAAACTTGTTGATACAAATTTGAAACAGGGTCATTTGCTTGTGTTGCTGTTGCAGTAGGGTTTCTTTGTGTATATTCAGGACTAGCTTTAATAGCATTGGTAATGTCTTGAACAGATTTGCCAGATTGCAATTGATTTTGAAAATATTGAAGTCCTGCTGCATCAGGAGCACGACCTAATAAACTTTGATATAAACCGCTAACAGGGTCATTAGCTCCACTAGCATTAGTGTTTGTTTGAGCGTTTAATTGAGGATTGTTTATATTAGTATTTGCTGCTTGTTGGCTCATAAGATTATTCATAATATTGAATCTTTCGCCAATAGATTCATTTCCAGTATAAGGAGCGTCTGGTTTATATCCTGGAGCATAAGGGCCTGAACCAGTACCTTCATCCATTTGACCTGGATTTGTTTTCCAATAATCTAGTTGTTGCTGTGTAGGAGGAGTGTAGCCTGGGCCGCCACCAAGAGGGCCTGTTAACTGTTGAGTGCCGTCAGGAAAAGGATTAACAAATCCCTGCTCGTAACTACTAGGGTTCATTAACCCTGTCATTGTGTTTTGATATGTGTTTTGTGGCACATTACTTTGCGGGTCTAGAGTAGACTTTTGTTGCTGAGTCCAATCTTGATAATTTGGCATAGGCTGTCCAGGGCCAGGCAATACTGAACTAGCGTATTGATTGTATCTATTTAATGATGTGTCTACTGCGCCCATGACCTACTCCTAAGTGTTTAGTTAATTACCAAGGGGTCGGCAATGCCGATTATACCCTTAAAAATCATTAGATTACAGTACCTTGTTCCATTACATAATCCGTAGATACCCAATGTACATCAATACCAGCGGAAACCATATTTAAGTTAATACCACCAGCATAGCCTAAACCTGTAACCCCTTGCCATTGGCGAGAAATTACTAAGTTTCCAGCAAATACAGAATTATCCCATGTAGCCGTACCCCATATTGCGGTAGTGGTAGGGGTTTGCACAAAAGTGACTTTTCCAAGGTTATTCTGTGTCTGGAAATCGGTATTAATACCAGCATAAATACCAGGAGTACCCACATCAACTAAGAATGTAGGGCGAACCATAGTAAAACGCTTTTGTTGTCCTGGTTTGTCAAAATAGCTATATGCCTGTTGACAAGTGGCTGAAATATTAGCTCCATTGTCAGCATTAGTATCAAAAAACTTACCTACAAAACCTGTGCCACCAAAATACAAATCATCATTACTTAGTTCAAAACAAGTCGTATTAATGCCTGTAAAGTTGCACCAAGCCTTACTGATAGTGTGCATTACATATTGCTGAGTGCCTGTAGTATCAGGGATGTTAATAATCAGCATATTGGGTTTGGCAAAATAAATAACTTGCCAGCCATATTCAGTAGAATAAGTATCAGCAGCTAAAGAAATAGCATAATAAATCTTGTCGGTAATGTTTATTCTTGGGTCTAAACGGCTAGATTGCAAGGCAGAAGCCAAAGGAACTAAGCCATCTTGAGTAAGCAATAGGATGTCCCCACCCCATTTATAATAGAACCTACGGCTAAATACGTAACCTAGTTGCCATACACCTTTTAATGCCCATGTGTCAGCATTTGATGGGTCTGTGCCGTTATAGACAATAACCTCACCCATATTGGTAACAAAAACTGCGTAATCGTCTGCGCCTTGACCAGCGTCAATAGTCCAAGTAGCCATTCCTTGAAGAAAGCCACCGTTACGAGCAATACCACCAAAATCTAATTGAGAAGCTGCGCCACCTAAAGCATTAACAGGTAAATACCATACTTTTAAAGTATTTTTTTCTGTAAAATATAAGCGATTTTTAAATAAATTTACATTAATAAATGTATTAGGGTTTACCCCAGTTACACCAAAATTAACTAAATAAGAACCAATAGTAAGAGCATTAGTAGCAGGGGTACTAGCCATTACATAAGTAAAAGTGCTTGCACCTGTTACTGTAATAATATAAGTGCCGTTGTAAGCCGTAGGAAGGTTACCAGTAAGCGTTACTTGGTTGCCTGTGACTAACCCATGCGGTGTAGTCGTTGTAAGCGTGGCAAGCGTTCCAACATGGGTAATCGAAACAATTGCAGAGGCTGTTGTAGTCGTAGCCATCTTAATCCAATTAGTACCGTCATAGATTAAGGTAGGGTCTGTGCCATTACAAGCTACTAAGAAATTACCGCCTGCAGTAGTAATATTGACATACTGAAACTTGTCATTGGTAATTGTATAAACATTGGTCGCAGTAGCGGTATCGCAGTTATAAATAGCCGTACCAGCCGCAGCAAATAGTTTTTGAGTATTTGCGCCAGCATAGTTCATTAATGTATTAACTTTACCTGTAATGCCAATAGACTTTTTAGAATAACCCTTCCTTAACTGCACATCAGTAGGATTGGGGTACAAATTAGTCAAAGTCACCGCATCGGTAACTGGCATTTGTGCAACAGAATCTCTAGCGTTCCAACCGCCAATAGGCGATGTGATAGACGCTGTAAGGGCGGTAAATGGTTTAGCTTGCATTATGTACCGTAGTTACTGTCAGGGATATTAGCCCATCCAATTAGCACTTGGCTTGGATTAGGAGCAAATGATAGGTTAGGAGCGCCTTTATCATTGGCTTTGGCAATTGACAAATAACGCTGATAATCTTGAGTTAATGCAGTAGTGTCAAAAGACTTAATTTGGAAGTATTTAAGCTTGGTATAAAGCACCATGACACGGTCATCAAGGACAGTTGTATCATCATCATTTGTAAAGCTGTTTTTTATAGTGCCGTTAGCACTTCTAGCCCAGCCTTTAGAACGATATTCCCAGCCTAAATACTCTTGGGTGTTCATTGGAGGCCAGATTTGGAATTGGTTATCTAAGATTCTCCAACGAATTCTAGGGCCAGTTGAGATATAGCCAGACTTGAGCCATTGCCATTGTTGAGCATCTTCACCACCCAACATTTCCCAATGCTTAGTTTTATCCCACATCGTGCGGTCTGTAATAGCTTCAAAGTCATCAGGAAGGTCATAGGCAGTTTGCGCCAATACAACAGAACCCGTACCTGTACCTGAAGCCATTTGGCTCATGGTAATTTGCTTTGAGGTGTTATTTGCTGATATTACATTGGTGTCCTGGTTAATGTTATAGCCAGTAATCTGCCATTGATTTGTGACTGCACTAATATTAGTACCGCTAGCTACAGTCAAAATAGTAGAACCATTGACTGTAGTAGCGTTTGTTGTAATAGCTTGAGTGTAAAAACGATACTGAACTTGTAAAGCTTGCCAATCATGCTCTTTAATTAGCTCATACCCAGCAGCGTTCATCAAAGACAAGATTTGTTGCGTATCTTGGCTAGGATTTCCTGCCACATTAGGGGTAACGGCTAAATTAAGCTCAGATTGAACTTGATTTACGAGTTGTAGCATCGTTGATGACATATTAAGCCTCTGCTTCTACTTTTTGTTTGCGTGGTTTTTTAGTTCCAACAGCGGCAAGTAGAGCCGTCATCTGAGATTGCATCTCAGCCAGCTTTGCGTCTGTTTCTGCCTTGATTTTAGCATTTTCTTCTCTAAGTTGTGCTACTTCTTCTTCACGCTTAGAAATATCGGCAGTTTGGTTAGCTACAGACAGAAAAGCCTTGGCTTTGTCCCTAAAAGCATATGGGGACATACCAGCAATCATGCCAATACGCTGCAATTGTTGGTCACCGCAATTGGCAACCGCTTCTACAGTATAAAATTTGATGCCTTTTAGTTCTTCCGCTTGTCCCATAGTCAATAAAGGCCATTCTGATAGGGGAGTTCCTGTAAAACCTTCATGGTTTCCTGTTTTGTTCTGATAATCAGCCCAATGCAGGGGAAATCTACGCTTATGCCTATCTTCAGCAATAGTATCAATGATATTAAGCTGGTCACCAGGGGTCATAATAGTGATGAAATCCATCTCTTTGAAGATTGGTCTGCCTTGGGCAATAGTTTCATCTTTAATTTCTACGGGGCGCTTATAAAAGCGTACTGCAAGTTGCGAATCCGCATTACGGATGTCTGATTCAATAGCCATTTAATTCTCCTAAGGGATTAGGTTGTTAAAAGAAAAAAGGGACTCCCCTTTTGAGAGAGTCCCGTCTGTACTACAAGTAAAACTTAAACAGAAGCTGCACTAAACCAGCCATAATCGCCAGAAGCCATTGCAGTTGCTGGAGCTAAGTAAGTACCAGCAGAAGCAGTTGCTACAAAGGTTGAAGCGTTAATAGAGCAAGTTGTTGTAGAAGCAGTAATAGCTGCACCAGCTTTTGCCCATACATATCTACGACCGTCAGAGCCAAATACTTCTGCTCCTAATGGGCCAAATGTTGGAGCTGTACCGCCATTTGATGCAATTTCTGCAACGGTTTGTGTATCGTTAAAATCAATCCCTGATAGTGGGGTAATGGTATATGCCATGATATTTCCTTTATGAGTTAAATAGACCAAAAATAAGGGTTTCCCCTTACTTTTTAGTTGGTCATAATGCCTTGCAAGAAGCTGTTAGATGTAGTCAAGTTACCAGCCCAACCGTATAACTTCACGATTGCGTCTTGGTTAATTGACTGACGCTCACCACCAATAGGTACAAAGTTACGCTCTTTGTGTGGGCGTAAGAAAATGTAGTTGGTGTTCAAGAAGTACATTGTGTTAGAAGGCTGCTCATTACCATAACCACCGCCCAATACAACATCAGCAGATGTACCGCCACCGTAGAACTTTAATGAAGCGAAACCAGCAGCACCAGCTTCTTCGGAAGCGATACGCTGAATAGCTTGCAATGACTGTACATACAGGCTGTAGAAGTTGTTATCAGCAACAATCAAGTCAGCTTTGTCTGTTCCACGAACTAAT